TTTGTGCAACGATTGGCGAGTTTAGTACAGATGGTACTTTTGCTGATAATTCAGACGCGGCTGTTCCAACTGAACGTGCAACAAAAACTTATGTTGACGCACAAATTAATACATTAAGTTCAACACAGGGCACTATTGTTGCTGGTACAGCACCTACACAATCAAAAGTAGAGGTAATAGGATCAGGTTCAAATACTGATACTATTGACTTTGATATCAATGGTAATCAAATTGCACAATTAGGTAAAGAATACTTGTATGTGCCAACAGGGACTACAGCAGATAGACCGGGTTCGCCAAACGATGGTTACATTAGATACAATACTGATCTTAACATGTTTGAAGGTTATGCAAATAGTCAATGGAGTGGACTAGGTGGCGGTAATCCGTGGGCAACTATAACAACTAGTGATTCTCCTTATACTGCAATGAACAATGACAGACTGTTTGTAGACACAAGCGGAGGCGTAGTAACTGTCACACTTCCAGCAAGTCCTACAGTAGGTGATAATGTAAGAATTATGGATCTTGCGTCAAGTTTTGCAACAAACAATTTAACAATAGGTCGAAATGGTGAAAGTATCGTTGGCGATGCGGCAGATTTGACAGTAGATACTGACGATTCAGCATTCCAACTGATTTACACAGGTTCGACTTATGGATGGAAACTAGCAGAGGTATAAGATGGCAAACTATTCACAAAGTAAAAATAAAAATACCAAATTCGGCGGCACTGATTCTATTATAATTCCTGTAGGTACAACAGCAGAACGTGCAGGTACTGAACTTGGACAACTTCGATACAACACCGATTTAGGTTTTTTAGAACAGTATAATTCAACAGGCTGGGCTGGCATTGATGCTCCGCCTACTGTAAGTAATCAAACAGGCACGATCAACGAAGATACTGATTCAACTATTACAATTCTTGGATCAAATTTTAAATCAGGATCAATAGTTTATATTGAGGGTGCTGGTGTAAGCAATAGTTCAAGAGCACTTGGTACAACATTTGTAAATTCAGGAGAACTTACTGCGGCTACCAATGCAAGTGTGGCAAATTTTGTTGGCGGCGCAAGTTATAATGTGAAAGTTGTTAATCCATCGGGGTTGTCGGCGGTGCTTGAACCTGCAGGAACTATTGATAGAGATCCAGTATGGTCTACTAGTGCAGGGTTGTTAGCAACAGTCTATGATGTTTCAAGAAGTAATTTTAGCCAAAGTGTAGTTGCATCTGATCCTGACGGAGGTTCAGTTACTTACACTCTTGCTTCGGGTTCACTGCCTAGTGGTTTAAGTCTATCAAGCAACGGCTCATTATCGGGTACTCCAAATGCTGTAGGAAGTGATACTACTAGTACATTTACCGTTAGAGCGACAAGTAATGGACAGGATGAAGATAGAACATTTTCTATTGAAGTTAAAGCACCTGTCACACAAACATTCAGTTACACAGGATCAACTACAAGTTTCACTATTCCATCAGCGGTTACCGATGTACAAATCAAAACATGGGGAGCAGGCGGCGGAAGAGAAAACGCCAACGGCGGCGCTGGCGGATTTAGTACATCAATATTTAGAAAATCAGCAGGATCAAGTCATACTTTTGCAATACAAGTAGGACAAGGTGGCAATGGGACTGGGTCGGATGCATGTGGTGGTGGTGGCTATTCAGGTGTGTTTGTTAACAATTCAGTAAGTTTTAGTAATTCACTAGTAATTGCCGGCGGTGGCGGAGGCGGTAACTCCAATGAAGGTGGCAGAGAAGGCGGTGCCGGCGGTGGAGCAAACGGCCAAGATGCTGGATCTGCTTCTAATAGAGGCCTAGGTGGTACACAAACAGCAGGCGGCCTTAATACTGGCGGAGTTATTAGAAACGATGCTGGCGGAGCAGACCCAGTTGCTTCGGGACAATTACAAGGTGGCTGGGGCGGCGGAAATAACAAATACGATTATACAAATGCTTTTCCAAATGGTGGCAGATCTGCAGGTAGCGGTGGTACTAACGGCGCAGGCGGCGGCTCCGGATACTATGGTGGTGGTGGTGGAACACACTACCCGTCGGGAACAAACTCCGGTGGCGGAGGTGGCGGATCAGGCTATGTACATGCTATTACTAGCGGAAGTGGAACACGCGGTGGTTGGACTAATGTAAGTGGAGCAAGTTATACCGGAAACAGACAAAGTCTAGCATCACAAGGAACAAGTGATAGTGATTATCCAGGAAGTATTGGCGGTGGCGCGACTTCTGATTTAAGCAACGGTCAAAACGGATATATAGTAATTAGGTACTAGACTATTTAAAACTGTTACCATTAGCAGATTCAACTAATTTATCTAACCATTCTTGAACTTCTTTAGGAGTTTCGACTCCTTTTAATTGTGCGTGAAGTTGTAGTATGTCATATAATGCAAGTATTTGTTGTTCAGTTAACATAGTAATCCTTTCCTTAAACTAATAAGTCCAATACAGTTTGTAATTTATCTTTAATTGCTTTGTTCTGGAGTGTATTACGCAATCCTACGTGTAGTGGTTTAGGCCAACAGTTTACGTTAGTCCAAGCATAACCACTGTGTTCATGATTAAGTGTAGGAATAAATTCATTATCCACAATAGCCAAATATGTATGAAAGAAAAACTTTGAATCGTTTGAAGTAAACATTTCTAATGGTATTACTTTTTTGATTGGTGGAGTTTTACCTACTTCTTCTGATATTTCTCGCTCAAGCGCCTTCCATGGCGTTTCATCACCTTCGGCCATACCGCCAACAAGTCCCCATTGGCCGGCAGTTTTGGTTTTAGTACGTTCTAAGAAAAGAAATCGTTTGGTATTACGAGCATAAAATAATGCTCCACTACAAACTATATTTTTATCTTTTAAAGTACTAGTCGCCATTTATCCCTGCCGTATTCACCTTCATAACTTTTTAACCATGCGCCAGTATCATTTGTGTACTTGTACTGTACGCCTGTATATGTATTAGTTATGTAGACAGGGTGTTGTGCTTGGCTAGAATCGGCACGTTCATCATTTGATCCTGAATCAAATGTAATTTCCCAATTTGTGCCATTCCATGTAATAATATCATTAGCACTAGCAATTAATAGACTACCGTCTGCGTTTTGCCAAGCATTCATGTTTGCATCACTGCTATCGTTTTTAACGTGTGCATGTATATCATTTAAAATTAAATAACGTGTACCTTGTGCTAGGTTGTTTGAATCAGGATTAAAACTAAGTGGATCAATAATTGCATCAACAGTACCTCTACTGTTTATGCTATCAGTTAAGATTGTGTTTTCAGGTATAGTATCACTATCAAAACTTAACACCATTTCTGTGTCGTCAGTAGGATTAACGCTTGCTGTTGCAACTATTTCGTTACCGTCACTTTTTTGTAAACGCACAGTTGATAATCCTGCTCTAAATTTTCCTGGATACTGATCTAATAATTTGTACCAACTAATAGGCTCACCTGATCTTGCAAACTCGCCTGGAGTAGGTTCTTTAAGTCCTTCGCTACCACCAAGTAGTCTTGCTGTGTTATTTAGAATAAGCAAATCAAAGTTTCCTGGAGACACTGTTGTAACTGCAATAGGACTTGCTGAATCAATAATACCGTCTGCTATTGAACCAGATTCGTCAAATACACTCATAATAATTTTTTCAATAACACCGAGTTGTTTAACTTTTGCTGGCGGTGTAATCCATATAGGCATTGTAAATGTAAGTTCGCCAATATCAATTTCTGTATCAACACCTTGTGGTATAGCACGGGTAGAATAGTTTACACTTGCTAGTTCAATTAAACTTAAACTAGTCCAATCAACATAGTTTGCTGTGCTTTGAATTTCTAAACTAGGATTAAACAACACAAGCATTTGTTCCATAATTTGCAATTTTTGATCTGTGTTTGTTGACCATATGTCGCATTTCATTTGCAAATTAAAAGGCACCGGCATAATACGTTCTATAGTATAGCCAGGTCCTTGACTTTGTAAGTATTCACCAGTTGCTTCGTCATAATCTCTCTCACGTAGATGTACTTTACTAACGTGTGTTGGGTTCTGTACTCTGTCACGTGCATATTCTAATCCTGTAATATAGCAACTAATACGTGGTGCACTAATAACTTTATTTTCTGAGTTATCTCTAATAATATGTGCAACCTGTCTTGTAAGATTACCATAACTTGTAGGAATTTTACGCAATGTGCCCGCTGAATCTTTGTAACTAAAGTTACTCATTACACGAATAAACTGTGTTACAAAACGTCTTATTTGTCCATCATAAAAATGTTGCATTAGTTGTCTGCCTTAGGTTTAAGTACTTGAGATAATGCCTGACGCTCAGTAACTTCTTTGTTATTAATAGTATTTGTGTTTGTGTTATTTACAAATGTTCCAAGTTGTGATTTAGCATTATCGCTAGTCATTGGTTCTACTCTAACACCATCTTCTACTTTCACCCATCTACTCCCATTATATCTAAATAATCTATTTGGCAAGTAATCTGTTCTCAAATAGAATTCTCCTTCGCTTGCCGCTTGGGGAAATTGAGCACCAAATCCATACAATGCACCATTTGGCGGAACTCCGTCATCTGTAAGATATCCAACGTAAAAGTTTTGTGTTGGTGTTTTTAGTGTTGGCCTGCTAGATCCGTCATCATTAATATCTACATTTCCTTCTGCATCAGTTGGTACTACAAAGTATTGTTTTGTGTCATACCCACTAATAACAGGTTGATTAGGATCGCCTGTAATATCTTCGTTTGCTTGATTAAGAACTGCTTCGTTAATTTGCATTTCTTTTTCGTATGTTGAAAGCACATCACGTATTGTTGACCCTGTACCTTCTCCTGAATCTTTATCAAAAATTTCTTTAAACTCTTGGCTATCAAGTATTGGTTTACACTTTGCTCTAAGCAAGTGAGGATACCATGTCTGTGAAAATCCTTCACTAGGACGACTTATGTCTTCAATAACATAAAAACGTTTTAGTGATACTTGGTAGTCATTAAGTGCATAATCGTCTTTCAAATGCGGAAGTTCTAGTACATCTCCGCTCATTAATTTTCTGCCCAAGTTTTCTACACTGCTATTCATATGGAATGTTATAAAGATAGTGTCGTTTTGTAAAAACATACCAAACTGGCTTAGATCAAAGTCTAAATCTTGTACGTTATATATTCCTCTAATAGTGTAAACATCATCTGAATACTTACGATCTCTGTTTTCTAAAAACAACAAATCTTGTATTTTAGTTTCAGGTATATCGTTTGTTCCGTATGGTTGGCTAGGTGTGCTTGCATTAACACCTGGATCAACAGGACCTTCGTACTTGTGTACAAATATGTCGGTCCCGCCAACTTGAAACGATTCATAAACGTTCTTATCTATAAAGCGATAGTCCGCTGATTTTTCTGGTCTGTATAAACTGAGTCTGGGCATAGTAATAGTATTTATTGAATAAATAGAAGTAACACAGGAAACTAATATGAGTAACGATTTAGAAAATAAGAAGCAGTCAGTGTTTAATTACGTTCGTACGCTACTAGGCGACGGCATGATTGATGTCGAACTTGATCCTAATCACTATGAAGTGGCACTTGAAAAATCACTTGGCAAATATAGACAACGTGCAGAAAATGCTGTTGAAGAATCTTACATGATACTTGAACTACAAGAAGACACTAATGATTATATTCTTCCAAATGAAGTTATTGATGTTAGAGAAGTTTTTAGACGCTCAATTGGTTCTCGCTCAGGCGGCGGTGACGGCGGAACATTATTTGAACCTTTCAACTTAGCCTATTCAAATACATATTTGTTGAGTTCAACACAGATGGGCGGCCTTTCAACTTATTATGCTTTTGCTGGCTATCAAGAACTAGTAGGCAGAATGTTTGGTAGTTTTATTAACTTCAAATACGAGCCTGTAAGTAAAAAACTTACTATTATGCAACGTCCTAGAACAGACGAACAAATCTTAATGCAAACTTACAACTATCGTCCAGACTTTAATTTATTAAGTGATCCTTATGCAGGACAATGGTTAAAAGATTACACACTTGCAGTATGTAAATATATGCTAGGCGAAGCACGTTCAAAATTCGCTACAATTTCTACACCACAGGGCGGTACTTCACTGAATGGTGATGCACTTAAAGCAGATGCCCAGGCCGAAATGGAGAAACTGGAAATGGATTTGGCAAACTACGTTGATGGATCTAAACCATTATCGTTTGTTATTGGCTAAATTCTACTTGACTTTCCACATCAATGACTATACAATTAAAGGATACTTCGAAAGGATCTTTTATGATAATTGGTATTTGTGGACTCATCGGCTCAGGTAAAGGCACTGTTGCTGACTTCTTGGTAGAGCACCAAGGTTTTACTAAAATTTCATTTGCTGACAAACTCAAAGACGGTGTTGCTAGTGTATTTGGCTGGGATCGTGAAATGCTTGAAGGTAATACACCCGAATCGCGTGAATGGCGTGAAAAAGTAGATCCTTATTGGAGTACAGAAACAGGTAATCCTGTTACACCAAGATTAGTGCTACAACTGTTTGGAACAGACTGTATGCGTAATGGATTTTATGACGGTATATGGGTAAGTCTAGTTAAAAAGAGACTGCTTGATAATCCTACAGGTAAATTTGTTATTCCAGATGTACGTTTTGAAAATGAAGCAAACATGATCAAAAGTATTGGCGGAGAATTATGGCGTGTGAAGCGTGGTGATGATCCTGAATGGTGGACTACTGCACAACATCAAATGCGTCAAATTAATAGTAACAAGGGTGCTAAGAATATTGTAGTTGCACATAAAATGGAAGAACAATACCCTAATGTACACATTTCAGAGTGGGCATGGTGTAATGTAGAGTTTGATGCTGTTATTGAAAACAAAGACAGTGTAGAGTTTCTTAAAAATCGGGTGTTAAATCACCTTGTTTCCAAGTAAATCCTTCTTTGTGTAACACACGCTGACAGTTAGCACATACAGTTTTTAAATTGTTGTGTCTACAGTTTGTTAGTTTACCGTCTATATGATATACTGCAAACTGTTCTGAATGTTTGCTACTAAATCCACACTTGTCGCATTTGTCTTTCTGACGGTATCCTAATTGGAACCACAACGGTGTGCTTGGTGTTCGACCTTGGACACACTGTTCGCACTTACTTCTATAATAGGTCTTACGCCCTTTCTTATAGTTTACTGCACACGGTCTAGAATTACAAGTTTTACATAAAGGTCTGCTCATAATTGTATTTACCCGCCCTTTTCCATACCTTTTTCGCTATATATAATACCGCATTTTTGGTTATCATGGCTAAATATGTTTAAGAACTAATTTAAAGGAGTAACAAGATGGCACTTACATCACCAGGAGTAGAAGTTAGCGTTATTGACGAAAGTTTTTACACGCCTTCCGCGGCATCTACAGTACCACTAATTATTGTAGCAACAGCCGCTAATAAGCCAAACGGCGCAGGAACAGGAACAGCACAAGGTACATTAAAAGCCAATGCTGGAACACCTTACCTTATTACATCACAAAGAGAATTAGCAGAAACATTTGGTAATCCAACGTTTTATACAGATTCAAGCAATAACCCATTACATGGTAATGAACTTAATGAATACGGTTTACAAGCCGCTTACTCATTCTTAGGTGTTGCGAACAGAACGTATGTTGTGAGAGCAGATGCAGACTTAGGAGAACTAACAGGTTCTTCAACAGCACCATCAGGTTCACCAGCAGATGGAACATATTGGTTTGATACAAATGATTCTTTATACGGCATTTTTGAATGGAGCAGATCAACACAGAAGTTTACTAACAAGATTCCTTTAGTTCTTAACTCTGTTACTCAACTTGTAGGTGACTCTGCTACAGGAGATCCTAAAACTAGTGTTGGATCAAAAGGTGATTATGCTGTAGTTACAGCAAGAACATCAAACGATGTTTACTACAAAAACTCCGACAATGTTTGGGTTAAAGTAGGTTCTACTACAAGTTCAAATATTGCGGCACTAACAAGTGGTGATGCAACGTTTACTTCAGACACATGGTCTGCAAGTTGGCCAGCAATTATTGGAACAGAATCTAATCCAACTTTAGGAAACGGTCAAGGAGTTGATATTAACGGTACAAGCGTTACGATTTCAGGCACAACAGTAAGTGATTTTGCAAACGCAATTAACGGTGCAAGCATTGACGGTGTTGGCGCAAAAGTTACATCAACAGGCGTTTTAGAAATTTACACAGATGGTACTTCTAAGTCAGACGGAACAACTGATGACGGTGCAATTATCATTAACGATTTAGCAGGAAGTACATTAAAAACAGATGCAGGTATTACTGGAACATATTACACAAGTCCAGCAGTACAAATTAGCAAACACTCAAGTGTTCCACAATGGAAGTCATCAGACACAGTAACTATTGCAGGAACATCAAGAAGTGCTATTAGACCTGCAGGTAGTGTATGGATGAAAACAAGTACACCTAACTTAGGTGCTAATGTAAAAGTTCAAGTATGGAATGATAGTTTAGGTGTTTGGTCAAATGCGTTTGCTCCAATTTACGGAACAAGAGAAGAAGCAATTAAAGAAATTGATAACACAGGCGGTGGTAAGAATATCACAGCAGGAACAATTTTTTCACTTGCAAACTACACAGGTAGATCAACTGCTGATGATTCGACAACAGGTGTTGAGAAACTAGTAAACTTTAAATTATATAGACGAGTTACTACTAATCCAACAAGTGTAACTGGTATTGAACAGGGTGCTAACCCAACAGTATCAGCAGGTACATTTACAATGGCTGAAACAGTAACTGGTGATAGTTTATATGCAACTGCTAAAACAATTAATGTTGGTGGTACTACTGTTGAAGATATTGCAACAGCAATTAGTGCGGCAGGATTTACAAACATTACTGCAACTGTATCAAACGGCTACTTAAACATTGCACATGCTAATGGCGGCGACATTAAAATTACAGATGGTACTGGAATTATGACATCCGCTGGATTTGCAGGATGGGCAAGATCAAATGCAGGTGTTGAAACAGGCACTGCTAACTTCTACACAGCAGGAGCAGATAACGATCACACTTATGTAATTTCAAATTGGAAGCCACTTGTTTATGAAGCAAGTAATGACGCTCCAACAAGTACACCAGCAGACGGAACATTATGGTATAACACTACACTAGATGATGTAGATATTATGGTACATGATGGTACTAAGTGGGTTGGATATGGTAACTATGCACCATTAGGAAACAATGGTTCGTTAGCAACTATGACAACTGATCCAAAAGGTCCGATTGTTAGTGCAACAGCACCAGAAAAGACCGGCGGCCAGTCCGATGGTACTGATCTTGCAGAAGGTGATATTTGGATTTCAACTGCTGAGTTAGACGAATACGGTGCAAAAGTTTATCGTTGGGATAATACAGCAAATGAATGGGTAGCAGTTGATGTTACTGATCAAACTACAGAAGATGGTATATTGTTTGCAGATGCACGTTATGGTTCAACAGGTGCGTCAGGCGATACTGCGGCAGATATTGATGATCTATTAATTAGCGATTATGTTGATCCAGACGCTCCAGATCCAGACTTATATCCAAGAGGTATGTTGTTATGGAACACAAGACGTTCAGGATTTAACGTTAAGAAATTTGTAGCAGGACATATTGATACAACTGCTAAAAATACACGTTTTAATGATGAAGTAATGACAAACTACAAAGCGAATCGTTGGATTGGTTGGAACACAACTAAAGAAGACGGCTCAGGATTGTTTGGCAGAAATGCACAACGTCAGTCAATTGTAGCGGCATTGAAGAGTGCAGTAAATGTAAACGAATTACTACGTGATGAAGAAACACGTAACTTTACATTGTTAAGTGCTCCGGGATATCCAGAACTAACATCAGATCTAATTAGTCTAAACGTTGATAGAGGATTAACAGGATTTGTTGTAGCAGATACACCATTTAGATTAACACCAAGTGCTACTGATTTACAAAATTGGGGCAATAACACAGCAGGTGCGTCAGCAGATGGTGAAGACGGCGCAGTAAGTTATGACGAGTATATGGCAATGTTTTATCCATCAGGATTAACAACAGATGTAACAGGAAACAACATTGTTGTTCCACCGAGTCACATGATGCTACGTACTATTGCAGTAAGTGATGCTGTATCGTTTCCATGGTTTGCACCAGCAGGTACAAGACGTGGTGGTATTAGCAACGCTTCAAGTGTTGGATATATCGACAGCGAAGGTGAGTTTAATGCAGTAGCATTAAATGACGGTGTTCGTGATACAATGGCAGGAGTTAAAATTAACCCATTAACATTTATTACTGGTAGTGGTTTAGTTAACTTTGGTCAATATACTAGAGCAAGAAATGCAAGTTCATTAGATAGAATCAACGTTGCACGTTTAGTTGCATACATGAGACGTCAAATGACACTACTTGCTAAGCCGTTTATGTTTGAACCAAACGATAAAATTACACGTGATGAGATCAAACAAGCAACTGAAAGTTTACTACTTGAATTAGTAGGACAAAGAGCAATCTACGACTTCCTAGTTGTATGTGACGAAACTAACAACACATCCGCAAGAATTGATCGCAACGAGTTATACGTTGACGTAGCAATTGAGCCAGTTAAGAGTGTGGAATTTATTTACATTCCATTACGCTTAAAGAACACAGGTGAAATTGCAACTTTGGGCAATCAATAATGTGGATAAATAAAACTATACAAGGAGCAAATTAGATGGCTATTTCAAGTTTAAGCAAATTTACAGTTCCATTAGCGAGTGACCAGTCAGCAAGTTCGCAAGGCTTGTTGATGCCAAAATTAAAGTATCGCTTCCGTGTTACTTTAGAAAACTTTGGTGCAGGTGCTCCTAATATTGAACTAACAAAACAAGTAATTGATGTTACTAGACCAAACGTAAACTTTGAGTCAATTGCACTAGATGTGTACAACTCAAAAATTTACTATGCTGGTAAACATACATGGCAACCAATCACAGTAACAATCCGTGATGATGTAAACAACGCTGTGAGTAAGAGTTGCGGTCAGCAACTTCAAAAGCAGTTTGACTTCTTTGAGCAGTCAAGTGCGGCATCAGGAATTGATTATAAATTCAAAACTAGAATTGAAATTCTAGATGGTGGTAACGGTGCTAATACACCAAATGTATTAGAAACATTTGAATTAGTTGGTTGTTTTGTACAAGACATTAACTACAATCAGTTAACATATTCAGATTCAAACCCAGTTGACATTACGATGTCGTTACAGTATGACAATGCTGTTCAAACTAACGGTGCAGGACAACCTAATGGTATTGGTACTGCAATTGGTAGAACGATTAGAACCTTAGCAACAGGTTAATAAATTAGTAGTCATCTAATATAAAAGGGCTGGAGACCTAAAAATCTTCAGCCTTTTTTTACGACTAAATAATAGTATGAGCAAGTTAACTAAATTTTTAGGTAATGTAGTCGGCGGTATCTTTGGTAGCGAAGGCGACATGAAAGATTATAAACATGCCGCAAGGTTGTTTACTGATAACCTTAGTGCATTATCTCCTAAGGTAGAATTTTTATATCATGTGTATTTTGATATAAATCCTGTAGCGGCAAGATCGCCCGGAAACTTTGGTTTTGCAAAATCAGAAG